GACGCTTACTATCTACTATCAACCACAATATTTTTTATAAATGGCTGCCCCCATATCAATATATGATACTGCGTCTCAATATATGAGACGTAAAACCATGTTATTTTACCCACAATATAGGCTCTGACCTGCGGTTTTATACAATGTGACTAACATCACATGCATTAGGGCGGGATAAACAGCAAAATCCCACCCTTATATATAGTAAGGGGTTTTTAAAAAAACCCCATCCGTTGTTCGGCTCACGGCAGAGTGAGCCTCACGCGAACGTGCCGATGAGACGAACAAACGTCTCACTCTGTGGAGTGAGCCTATGCCAATAAGCAGAGGCGAACGGTAGGGTCAGCAAGGCTTTGCTGCCTTGCTTCCCCACAGGCAAATGAGGGGCTTGCCCCTTTAGGGGGCAGCGCCCCGAATTACCATAGCAACGCCCATAGGTGCTGTTGATGGGCGTTGCTTATTAAGGGGTTAAAAAAGATTATGGCAAAACCAAAGAGCAACGCGTACAAACTGGCAGAAGGTGCCACTTTGTCCGCGCCCGAAGCAAAGAGCCGTCTTGTCGCGCTAATTGAAGACGGCGTTACTGTAGAGGATGCTTGTCGCGCCGTAGGCAAATCTGTCAAATCTTACGAATACTACAGATCCTCAGACCCACAATTTAGAGAAGCGATTGACCTTGCTCGTGTTATCAAACGCCGCCAAGGTGTTATCTCAGACGAAGATAAGAACATATCCTTTGAGGATTTTAGATCCAAGTATTTGAACAGCCAGACCTTTCCTCACCAGCGCAATATCATCTCGATGCTCGAAGATGGTCAGCCTGAGTGGATGCACGGCTCAATGACCTTTGAGCAGGGCTTTAAGAATTACGTCATGGTCAACATGCCCCCAGAGCATGCTAAGTCTATGACCGTCTCGATTGACTATGTGACATATCGAATTGTGACTAATCCGAATGTGCGTATCAAGTTGGTTTCGAAGACTCAGCAGATGGCAAAGGAATTTTTGTACGCTGTCAAGCAGAGACTTACATCTCCCCAGTGGTCAGAACTTCAAAGGCGCTACGCACCTGTTGAAGGCTACAAAGCAACGGCTGAGAAGTGGACGCAGGACGCGATCTATCTTGAACGCGATTCGGGTGAAAAGGATCCGACTTTGCAAGCACTCGGCATCGGCGGTCAGATCTATGGCGCACGTGCAGACCTGATCATTCTCGATGACTGCGTCACCCTCTCAAACGTTGGTGAGTTTGAAAAGCAGATCCGCTGGATGCAGCAGGAAGTTATTACCCGTGTTGGACCTACAGGCAAGATCCTTGTAGTAGGTACACGCGTAGATCCAATGGATATGTACCGTGAACTTCGTAACGCTGAGCGTTACCCAGATGGTGTATCTCCATGGACATATTTGGCTATGCCAGCGGTTCTTGAATTTAAAGATGACGCAAAGGACTGGCATACCCTTTGGCCTTACTCTGATCGCCCATGGGACGCAGATGATACGCCAGTAAATGAAGAAGGTTTATATCCACGTTGGGACGGCACACGCCTTCGTCAAAGACGAGGCGTTCTTGATCCTAAGACATGGGCAATGGTTTACCAGCAGCAAGATGTTGAATCAACGGCTGTCTTCCCTGCTGAGTGTGTACGTGGCTCAGTCTCAGGTATGCGCAAGTCAGGTCCACTTATTCCTGGCGCCCCTGGTCATCCAGGACGCATGGAAGATTCTTACGTAGTCTGTGCAATGGATCCTGCCATGTCTGGCGATACATTCTCAGTTGCCTATGCAGGTGACAGATCAACACAAAAGCGTTACTTGCTAGAGGCATCAAAAATGCCAGCGCCTACGCCTCAGATGATTCGTGAATTGATTTTTAGTTGGACTGAAAAGTACAAGCCAAAAGTCTGGGTCATTGAGAAGAACGCATTCCAGTTGTTCCTCACCCAAGACGAGGCGATCAATAAGTTTCTTGCTTCACGCGGCATCCGCCTTGTTTCGCACTATACAGGTGCAAACAAAATGGATGCTGAGTTTGGTGTCGCTTCCATGGCACCGTTGTTTGGAATGATTAAAGATAATCGTTTTGTTCCTGGCACAAACCTTATAGATTTTCCTGCATCAGACAATGAGCATATTAAGGCTCTGATCGAGCAATTGATCACATGGTCAGCAGGTACAAAGAATAAGCAAGATGGTCCAATGGCCCTCTGGTTTGCAGAAACGCAGATGCGTGACTACATCAACCAGATGGGTGCATATAACAATACCTTTGTTAAAAACCCATTTGCAACACGTGGACAACTTGCCCGACGCAAAGTTGTCAACATAGAAGAGTATCAAGAAATGCAAAAGAAACTACAAGAAAACGGTGGCATATTCTATGGCAATGGATATAGATGAACTAGGAGTAAAGGTTCGCAAACTACGCGACCATTTCTCCAAGCGCGATGCTACTTGGGCTGATCTTCTTGCAATTCGCCAAGGTAACATCCAACAAGTTTTTCCTCAGCAATTCTCTGAGGAATATCCCAAGGCTATGGCAGCCAACTTTATTGACATTGCTGCCCGTGACACTGCAGAAGTAATTGCGCCACTTCCTGCTTTTAACTGCGATACAACTGACGTTGTATCTGATCGCGCACGTAAGCGTGCCGATAAGCGCACTATGATTGCCGCTGGTTATCGTGACACATGCAACCTTCAAACACTAATGTATCGCGGTGCCGATGCTTACGTAACCTACGGCATTCTTCCTTTCATCGTTGAGCCTGACTGGGAAAATAAGCGACCTATGATTCGCGTTGATAATCCCATTGGCGCTTATCCTGAGTATGACAGATTTGGTAAGTTGCTTTCATATACCAAGCGCTACCAAAAGACTGTACGCGAATTGTGTAACGAATACCCAGAGTATGAAGCGCAAATCAAGGGCAAATACGAGAATCGCAACAGCGAGCGTAACCTTGAAGTGTATCGCTATCAAGATAAAGATGAGATTATTTTGTTCTGTCCTGAGCGACAGAACTTGATCCTAGAGCGTGCCAAGAATCTTATTGGTGAACTACCTATCGTCATTGCTACACGTCCTGGACTTGACTCAGATCAAAACCCACGTGGACAGTTTGATGACATTATGTGGGTACAGGTTGCTCGCTCACGCATGATGGCATTGCAATTGGAAGCAGCACAAAAGTCTGTGCAGTCACCATTTGCTTTACCACAAGATGTGAACGTACTTGAAATTGGTCCAGATGCAACCATCCGATCTGCTACACCAGAAAAGATCCGTCGCGTTGGACTAGACATTCCTAACGGAATTTTCCAAGAGAATCAAGAACTTGAATCAGAATTGATGATCGGTTCACGCTACCCACAAGGTCGCTTGGGTCAACAGTCTGGTTCTATTGTTACTGGTCGCGGTGTTGAATCACTCATGGGTGGATTTGATACACAAGTGAAGACAGCACAGGCTGTCTTTGCTGAAGCATTCCGTCACGTCATGCGCGTATGTTTCATGATGGATGAAACACTATGGCCTAATGAAGTTAAAGAAGTTCGTGGCGTAAACGCTGGCGCACCATACGAAGTTACCTACACACCAAGCAAAGATATTAACGGTGATTATTGGTGCGACGTTACCTATGGCATGATGGCTGGACTTGATCCAAACCGTGCATTGGTATTTGGTTTGCAAGCACGTGGTGACAAGTTAATCTCACGTGATTATTTACGTCGTCAAATGCCATGGGAAATGAATATTACATTTGAAGAGCAGCGTATCGAAGTTGAAGAACTTCGTGACTCGCTAATGCAAGCAGTGGGCGCAATGGCGCAAGCCATTCCTACACTTGCTGTGCAGGGACAAGATCCAACAAAGATAGTTACAGCAATTGCAAAAGCAATTAAAGGCCGTCAAGATGGACAAGAAATTGAAGATGTATTGGCTGAGGCTTTTGCTACCGAAGTTTCCCCTGCTGCACAACAAGCCCCTGGTGAGGCACAAGCCCCAGGCGAGGCTGGCGCAGGGGCTGCTAGTCCTATGCCACCACAAGCCGCACAAAGCGGCTCACAACTGCAAAACCTACTTGCAGGACTTTCATCTTCTGGCCAGGCAAACCTATCTGCCAATGTAGCCAGAAGGCAACCAGTCTAACGTTAATTGGTTGTCGTTTCATTAAAACCTATAGGAGAATAACAATGGCTAAAGTAGCACCACAGACCAAAGCGTCTTTAACAACAAAAGTTCCTACACCTAAAATGCAGGGTGGACATGGATCTTCCGATGCAGTAACACAGAAAACTTCAATTCAGAAAAAGTCTGGACCAGTAGGTACAGGCGCATCTGATGTTAAATACACAAAGCAGCCTTCAGGCACACGCGGAACTAACCCAGGATCTAAGTAACATGGCTGGCTTGTCTATTAGCGGTAACACAAATTCAAAGCCTGTGAACAATGATGGTGGCGAGTATCGCCATCCAGACAATGTTTCACCTATTATGGCTAAGCCTCAACCTATTCAAGGTCCAAATATTCAGAACAAAGATAATGATAATGATGGCGATCGCAAATGGGGCGGCTACAGCAATTCACGTCCAGCACCTAAGTGGCAGCCACTAGGTTCACCATACGGAAAGTAATAACGATATGTTAAGCGAACAGGACGACAAACTTGCAGA